AGGAAACCACCATGCCAGACATCGCCGTCATGGCCGAGCACGTCCGCGATCTTGCTCCCGAAGCGATTGCGTCGCTCACGGCTCCCGAACTCGCCTGCATTCTCGACGACCTCGCCGAGCAAAAGGCAAGCCTCGCGCGGATCGAGGACAAGGTTCGCAGCGCACTCGACCTCAAATACGGAGCACGCGCCAAGCAACGGCGCGCCGAGGAAGGCAAGGACACCGGCGTCGTCCGCTTTGAGGATAACGGATTCGTCGTCATTGCCGACCTGCCCAAGCGGGTCAAATGGGACCAGGACAAACTCAAGCACGTGGCGGAGATCATCCGATCCGGGTGGGGCGACGATCCGGCTGACTACATCAAAGCAAAGCTTGAGGTCTCGGAATCGGCTTTCGCCAACTGGCCGCGCCCGGTGCGGGAGCTATTCATCCCGGCGCGCACCGTCGAGACCGGCCGGCCGATCTATCGGATCGAGACCCCGAACGAAGCCAAAGCCGAGGCGGCCTGATGCGCGGGCGCCAAGCAGCTCGAACAACGGCGGGGCGGTCCGTTTCGCAAGAGCGGACAGGCAATCCTTCGGCGCCCGGTCAACGCCCCGCCGTTTCCATCATCACATCGAGGAGGCGTCGATGCCGGTCAGAATCGTAACCGCCGACGAGCGTCTCGCCGTCGCCAACAACAAGACGTCGGTCGCGATTTTCGGGCCGGCCGGTTCCGGCAAGACATCGCTGCTCCGAACGCTCCCACCCGACCGGACCGTATGCCTCGATCTCGAGGCCGGCATGAAGTCAGTCCAGGACTGGCCGGGCGCCAGCATCCCGATCCGCAGCTTCGTCGACTTCCGCGACCTCGCGGTGCTGATCGGCGGTCCCGATCCCGCTGCCGACCCGAACGCCTGGTACAGCGCGCAGCACCACCAGCATGCGCGTTCGGTGTACGCGGGCAGCGGGGTCGAGGAGTTCCTGGCTTCGAAGTCGATCGTCTTCGTCGATAGCATCACCGACCTGACGCGGCAGGCGATGGCGTATGCCAAGCAGCAACCGGAGGCGTTCTCAGAGCGCACCGGCAAGCCCGATGTGCGCGGTGCCTATGGTCTTCTCGGCCGCGAGGTCATCCAGGCGCTCAAGCACCTGCAGCACGCGCCCGGCAAGACCGTGATCTTCGTCGGCGTGCTGGAAAAGATCACCGACGAGTTCAACGTGACCACCTGGCAGCCGCAGATGGAAGGCTCCAAGGCGGGTCGCGAGCTGCCGGGCATCGTCGACCAGGTGATCTCACTGCACCTGTTCTCGCGCGACGCCGAGGGCGGCTACGTGCTCGACGAGAAGGCGACCGAACGGCGGCTCGTGTGCCGCGCCGGCAATCCTTACGCGTTGCCCGCCAAGGACCGCAGCGGACGACTCGATCTGACCGAGCCGCCGGACCTCGGGGCACTGCTCGCCAAGATCAACATGCCGCAGGCGCGCGCCGCCTGATCCGAAACTTGATCAAAGGAGACTGCAATGTACGACCTCAACGATGCCCAGCCGCAGATGGCGCCGCTCGGCGAACTCATTCCGGACGGCACCTTCGCCAAGGTGAAAATGACCATCCGGCCGGGCGGCGTGAATGGCTCGATGCCTGCCGATGTCGGGTTGCTGAAGGCCTCGCAGTCGAGCGATGCCAAGATGCTCGACTGCGAGTTCACCGTCGTGTCCGGCCCTTATGCGCGGCGCAAGTTCTGGCAGAACTTCACGGTCGCGGGCGGCAAACTCGACGAGAAGGGACAGTCGAAAGGCTGGAACATCTCGAAGAGCGCGTTCCGCGCCATGGTCGACAGCGCGCTCGGACTCGATCCGAAGGACGAGAGTCCGGCCGCGAAAGGCAAGCGCGTCATCCAGGGCTTGAAGCAGCTCGACGGCATCGTGTTCGCGGCCCGCATCATGGTGGAGCCTGCGTCGAATCCGCAGTACCGGGATCAGAACAAGCTCGCCAACATCGTGCTCCCGGGCGAGCCGCAATATGCGGCGATCATGCGCGGCGAGAACGTGCAGCCCGATCCCGTCAACGCCAAGCCGCGAAAGGCGGCGGAGACGCCCGCCGCTGCCAACCCGGCTTGGGCGTCTTCGCAAGCGCCAGCCCCCGCTTCCGGCGGAGTGCCGTGGGCCAACCAGGGAGCACCGAGCCAAGCCGGGTCGAAGCCGCAAGGCAGTTCGGCGCCCGGTCCCGCCTGGCTTAACGGCTAGGAGCTGAGATTCGTGACCGACGACGAGTGGCAGGCCCATGTCACCCGTGAGGCCGCGAAGGCAATCGGCGAATGGCTCGAAGGAAGAGGAGGTCTGCACCAGCCCATCCGCTGCTTGACCATGCCCGACCTCGAAGCGATGGCGCAGAATGCGATCAGCACGTTCATCGTGAAGGCGTCACAGCGGATCGCGGAGCACCCCGACAAACCCGGGTCGCAGAAGCTCTCGATGCTGCTCCTCTGAGGGTTTGCGCGATCTGCAGCCGGTCCTGCCGCGGCTTCTACTACACCCATGAGCTTCGTCCCGACCGCTATCCGACCTTTGCGTTCTGTTCGATGCGCTGCCTGAAGGCTGGCAGCGCCATTGCCAGCAGGAGTCGTGGCTTGATTGACAAGACCGATATGGAGAAGCGCGCCATCAAGGACGCGCGCCGCTTTCTCGCGGAAGCGCTCACCGAACTCGGATTGATGGCACCGTTTCACGACCGGAGCGCCGACGACATCGATCGCATCATCGAGGCCTGCATCGACGGTTTCCAGGACTCCATGCAGCGCCAGTCGCTCAACGACGAGATTCCATTTTGAGAATTCGCGATGGTCGACCTCAACCACGGGTCAGGCTTCCAGTACGAGCGGCCGGACCGGCCGCCGGATATCGCCATTGCCGTAAACGCCGCGATCAACGAAGCGCTGGTGAAGCGCAACCGCGCCGAGCCGCCGCGCCGCTACGTCAGCACGTCCGGGCTCGGTCGCGAGTGCCTGCGCCAGATCCAATACGATTATCTTGCGGTGTCCAAGGACGAGGGCCGGGAATTCGAGCCCAACACGCTCCGCATCTTCGAGGCCGGCCATCGCGCCGAGGACGTGGTCGCGGCCTGGCTGCGCGCCGCGGGCTTTGACCTCCGCACAGCCCGTTCCGACGGCCTGCAGTTCGGCTTCTCGGTCCTGGACGGCCGCTTCCGCGGCCACATCGACGGATGTCTCGTGGGCGGACCCGTCGCCATGGCCTATCCGGCGCTCTGGGAGAACAAGGCGCTCGGCGCCGCGTCCTGGAAAGAAGTGGTCAAGCGCGGAGTCGTGCTCGCGAAGCCGATCTATGCCGCGCAGATCGCGCTCTATCAGGCCTACCTCGATCTTCCCAACCCAGCGCTATTCACCGCGCTGAACCGCGACACGCTGGAGCTGCACTGCGAGCTCGTTCCATTTGACCCGGCGCTCGCGCAACGCGCCAGCGACCGCGCCGTCCAGATCGTCCGCGCGAGCGAAGTGGAGGAGCTGCTGCCGCGGGCAGTCACGGACAGGACCTCCGCCGTCTGCCGCGGCGGCAGGAGCGCCGGCGAGTGGCATCCGCCCTGTGCCTGGCAGGACCGCTGCTGGAGGATCACGCGATGACGGACATCACGCCCTCCGACACCCAGTCGCGCGCAATCACGGCCATCAAGGACTGGTTCAAGAACGAGAGCAGCAGGAAGCAGATATTCCGGCTGTTCGGGTACGCCGGCACCGGCAAGTCGACCGTCCTGAAATTCGCGCTCGCCGAGCTTGGGCTTGAGCCGCACAAGAGCGAGCGCGACGGAGGCGCATGCGTGCCCGGCGTGGTGACCGCAACCTTCACCGGCAAGGCCGCGCTGGTGCTGCGGCGGAAGGGCACGCCAGCACGCACCATCCACAGCCTGATCTACAGCGTCGTGGTCGCGACGGACGAGGAGATCGAGGCCGCGGCAAAGAAGATCGAGGAGGCGGAGGTGAACGCGCGCACCCTGAGCGGCTTCGAACGCACCACCGCCGAGGCTGCGATCGAGGCCATGCGCCAGGCCCTCTCTCAAATGAAGAAGCCGCGCTTTGCGCTGAACCCGCAGAGCGATGCGGCTCATGCCAAGCTGATCGTCCTCGACGAGGTCTCGATGGTCGGCCAAGAGATGGCGCGCGACCTGATGAGCTTCGGCAAGCCGATCCTGGTGCTCGGCGATCCCGGCCAGCTGCCGCCGATCAAGGGCGAAGGCGCGTTCACGAACGAAGCGCCCGACATCATGCTGACCGAAATCCACCGGCAGGCGGAGGAGAGCGCAATCATCCGGCTCGCGACGATGGCGCGCCGCGGCGAGCCGATCGGCTTTGGCCAGTACGACACCTTCGTCTGGAAAATGCGCAAGATGGATGTAACGCCGGAGCAATGCCTGCGCGGCGGCCAGGTGATTTGCGGGCTCAATGCCACGCGGCTGCAGCTCAACAACGCGATGCGGCGCGCCGCCGGCTTCGGCAACGGGTATCTCCCGACCGGCCAGGGCGAGAAGATCATTTGCCTGAAAAACCAAAACGACATCGGTCTGATCAACGGCATGTTCGTCACGCTCGAAGATGTCGTCGATGAAGGCAGTCTCTACTTTTCAGCCACGGTGCGCGATGAGGAGGGCAACCCGATCGGCCGGCCAAACGGGGACGGAAAACCGGAGCGGCTACGCATCTACAAGGGACACTTCGAGGACCACGTCGCATTCGATCGGGACCGGCACGATCGCGACTGGAAGAACAAGCGCCTGTTGACCGAGGCCACCTACGGCTGGGCCATCACCGGCCACAAGTCGCAAGGCTCGCAGTGGGAGAACGTCATCGTCTGGGATGACGGACTCGGCCGCAACGACGCCGACCGGCGCCGCTGGCTCTATACCGTCATCACGCGCGCCGAGCGGGGACTGGTGATCCTCGCATGATCGACCTCAACGAGGTCTGGCAGCCGCCGGTCCGGTACGACCTCGAGGAAATCCGGGAACGACTCTGCGCAACGGCAGCCGAATGGCTGCCGCAATTGTTTCCGCAAGCGCGCATGTCGGCCGATCGCAAGACGCTCCGCTGCGCCGACCTGTCGGGGCGGCCGCCGCGCAATGAGGGCTCCTGCGTCATCCATTTGCGCGGTCCGCGCGCTGGCTGGGGCTATGACCACGCGACCGGCGAGTCAGCTGATCCGATCGACCTGATCCACCACGGCACCGGCATCACGCCACCGGCGCTGTACGAGGAAGCCGCGCGCCGTGCCCGGCTGGACCGGCCCACACCGGCGCGAACCGCGCCGGCGACACCGGACCACAGTCACGAGGTCGCCCGCATCCTCGCGGGCTGCGGGCCGCTCGCCGGCACGGTCGCCGAGCGCTATCTGCAGAGCCGCAGTCTCCATGACCCGGCGTCGCCCGATCTGCTGTTCAATCCGGACTTGGCGGACTTCGAAACGCGTCGCGGCTGGCCGGGCATGGTCGCGCGTGTCCGCGATGGCGCCGGCCAGCCGACCGGCGGCATCCATCGCACCTTCCTGCTCGACGACGGCTCGGGCAAGGCGCCGGCGGGCAAGAAGATGCTCGGGCCCGTTGCCGGCGGATCGGTGCGGCTGTTTGCGATCGGGGCTGATTGTCATCTCGGGATCGCCGAGGGGGTCGAGTCCGCGCTCGCCGCACACGCCATCTTCGGGATCCCGACCTGGGCTGCGCTCTCGGCCGACGGTCTGCGGAAGTGGGAATGGCCGGCCGACATCAAACACGTGACCATCTTTGCGGATGCGGGCGAGGCCGGCCAGCAAGCCGCGGGGGCGCTTGCCGAACGTCTGAACCTCGCAGGCATCGCGAACATGATCGTCTCGCCGCTGCATGGCGACGATTTCAATGACGATCTGCGCCATGGCTCGGCCACCAGGGACTATGCAGTCGTCACTCCGCGAGCCGTGCCTTTGCTCGTCGCCACGGCCGATTTCGAAGCCGCGGCCCGAGCGTTGACGAAGCCGCCCGAACTGCACGCACTCGGCACGATCCTGGGCCAGCTTGTGACTGCGCGCCTGGAGCCGCTGCCCGAGCGGCAGGTGCTGAGTTCGATCAAGGCTGCCACCGGAATCCCGGTCGCGGTGCTCGAAAAGCAGATCGGCGAGTTGCGCCGGCGCCTGAACACCACGGGCGACATCCACCGGCAGCCGATGCGACCGACCTGGGCAAGCCAGCTCCGCCTCGACCTCGCCGGCACGCCCGAGCGCAACGAAGCGAACGTCATTACCGCGCTCGCCAACGACGAGGTGTTCGCCGGCGCGCTCGTCTTCGATGACTTCCGACAGGAAATCCTCGTGACCCGAAAGCTGCCGTGGGACGATTCCATCACAACTCTGCCGCGGCCCTGGAGCGATGCCGACGATGTCCGCTGTGCGGAATGGCTGCAGCGGCGCGAGATCAATGTCGTGCCCGCGATAGTAAGCCGCAGCGTCGGGGCGGTCGCGCGCGAGGTGCGCGTGCATCCAGTCCGCGACTACCTCAATCACCTCCGCTGGGATGGAGTGGCGCGGCTGGCGAAGTGGACGATCGCCTACCTCGGCGCTGACGACACCGAGCTCAACAGGGTCTTCGGCGCGCGCTGGATGATCTCGGCAGTGGCACGCATCATGCAGCCAGGCATCAAGGCTGATCACGTGCTGATCCTCGAAGGGCCACAGGGCAGCAAGAAGTCGAGCGCCATCAAGACGCTCGCGGGGGCGGAGTGGTTCACCGACGAGATCGCCGAAATCGGCAGCAAGGACGCAGCCCAGCAGATGCGTGGCATCTGGATCATCGAGATCGCCGAGCTCGATGCCATCAGTCGCGCTGAGGTCTCGCGCATCAAGGCGTTTTTGACCAGAACCACCGACCGCTACCGTCCGCCTTACGAGCGCTACGTCGTGACCGTGCCACGCCAGTGCGTGTTCGCCGGCAGCGTCAATCCCGAGACCTATCTGCGCGACGAGACCGGCAACCGCCGCTTCTGGCCGGTCCGTTGTGGAAGCATCGATCTCGACGCGCTCGTGCGCGACCGCGACCAGCTCTGGGCGGAAGCCGTCGCGCGGTACCAGGACGGCGCGATCTGGTGGCTTGACGAGCCGGAACTCGTCGCGGCGGCTAAGGCCGAACAGGACCAGCGCTACCATGCCGACGCCTGGGACGCCCGCATCGAGCGCTGGCTCGTCTACGAGCGGCGCCGCGTCAATCATGGCTACGGCAACTATGACGATTGGCGGGACGAGGAGGTCGAGCGACCGACTCCGCTGACCGACGTTTCCGTGGGCGAAATCCTACAAGGCGCACTCTGTATTGAGCCAGCACGGTGGACGAAGGCCGATCAGATGCGCGTCGGCGCGTACCTGAAGACGAGGCAATGGGAGCGATACCAGGCGCGCAGCGGAACGGTCAGGGAGTGGCGGTACAGAAGGTGTAAAGCCAACGGGACCCCGCCTTTAGGCTGAGAGCGACCGTCAACAATCGCAGCCAACATTAGGCGGCGACCTGCCACTTCGGACATGGCGCGAGCTTACTGGTCACTTAGAGAGAGACCTTAACCATCGTACAATCTGAAATTCAGGTCATGAACGAGTTCATCAGTGTCATGCCCTGTCGCTTCGCAAAAATCCAGGATCTCGATCCAAGGATTGCTATCGCGTTCACGGTGCCAAAGCCGCACGTGGAACTCATTGTGAAATCCCTCATCGATGCTTCCAAGTTCGTGATGTTCAAGAACGCCCATATGGCGCTTCAGGGTGGAGGCCGAAATGCCAAACGCGCCCATCACATCATCGACAGGCAGCTCGCTCTTTCGCCGGCGGCGCATCCGCTCTCCTAATTTCAGCGCGAATTCGCGTTCAGTCAGCGGAAGCTCCTTGATCTTTTCGATGAAGTATCGAACCCCACGAATTTCCTCCTCATGACCTTCCATCTGATCGTCGTCAAGCGCCTCAGCCAAAGCCTTCAAGGTCTTGGGGTACGTCGGCTGATTTATCTGCGTGGTATCGACGAACTGTTTTATCAGTTGTCGCTCTGCCTTCTTGAAGCGGTTTTCGTGGGCCTTCTTGTATTTTCGGAGAAGGTCTGCAGGGTAGTTCTTGATGTTATTTTTGTCATCGATCAAGTCGTGGTGCTTGCCGCAGACGATGAACAGATTCTCGACGGCGCGCCGCTCTTCATCCGTCATGGCGGCGTCATAGCGGCAGCCTCCGGGTTCGGCCGCACAAATGTGTGCGATCTTTCCGAGCAGCGTACCGGAGGGGTCGACGAGCATTTCAGCACAATCGGGCATGGCACATTGATTGCCGGAATATGCAAAGAGCTTCTTGATTACGCTTGGCGTCGGCGGCAATCGCTGCGGCTGCTTCACCATGGGCAGACTCCGATGCGAGGCTTTGATGCTGACTATGCCGCCGCCTCGTCGACATCCATTGCTGCGGCATCCGTGGCGAGCGCATCACGTGTGACTTCAATTGCTCCCTTCACGAGGTCCTTCACGCTGTCAATAAACCTCTGCACGTGCAACATGTCATCGACTTCGTCGGCTGGGACAGGTACCCACCGTTCATAAAGCGCTTCGATCTTTAGAGCACGATCGATCGTCGTGCCCTTGCCGCGAAACGCATACGCCTGTTGCCATTCGGGCTGTGGGCTTTCGCGCACCTGCCGCACACAAAAAGCTCTCAGGTCCTTCGAAACTGACTCCTTGATCTTGTCGAGAATGATCCGTCTCTCCTCCGGCGTCGGGCTTCCTTTCCAACCCACCGGGTTCTCCAAGAAACGGCCAATCGCCAAGGTCATCGTATTGAGGAGGTTCGACGCCGGCCGGATAGGGTAGCCGTCATCAAATCCTTCAGCGTAGCGGCGGCTGACAGCCTTAACGCTCTGCCACGGCAACGGCTGGAGATCGCTGCGGCGCTGCAAGCCAAGGTAGGCACGCCAGGGAATACGAAATCCTTCGACACCCTTCTGCAGAGCCAGCACCAGCAGATCGTAGCTGTAGTCTGGAAAGGCTTGGGTCGGCACACGTGGGGGGACGATCGAAATTAAGCGCTCAAGCAGTAACGAGAGCTCGGCCCTCGCAGCTTTTGGATCAGCTTCTTGCAACGACCCCACGTAGAATGAGTTGCGCCCAAGCTGAGAGAGCATGAAGCGAGCCACATCCGGGGTGAGCGATTTTGATATTTGGTTTTCCACGACATTTCGAACCCCGCCGAAGACATAGTCTCGCTTTGCCTGCCAACCCTTGATGTTGTCACCTTTCACGGAGTCCATGCGGCTAAAAACCATCATGGTCTTGGCCGTCTGGCCAGCGCCGCCGATCGCTTCGAGCACCTTGCCTCCTTCAAAGGTGAAGGGCACATCGCCCTTGTGCACGAGCAAGATCGCATCGCTCTCAGCAAAGTGCGCGATGATGTGGTCCGGTACGTCAGGCGTGGTGTTGGCTTTGTGGCCCAAGCCTTCCGTGTCGATCAGAACAAATTTCGGCGGACGATTGGGGTCTGCCCAGATCGGGACAAAGGGGCCGGCGACCCGAACGCCGTTGACGAGCGGCGTGAACAGCTGTCCCCACCGCCGACGATCAATGTCGGAGAAGAACAGCACGGCCGCGAGAAATTCGGACCTCTGGACCGCCGGTGCATTCATCAGCCACAGACGTGGCCAGCCGGTAGTTGTCTTAACGAGACGTCCAACTTCGATCTCTTTGAACCTCTCCCGCAAGTCGTCGAGAATGTCGCTCACCAATGCGGCGTATTCGTCCGATTCCTCCGCCAGTTCTTGCAACCAGTCCAAAGCTATGTTGCGCTCGTCCGGTGAGAGTGCTGCGATCGGCCCCTGCAACTTCTCGATCTCGTCGCGGCACTTCACAGCGATCGTGCGGATCGTCCCAATATATTCCCGAAGCTTTTCAGCGAGCACGTCGGCTTGCGCTGACGAAACAACCGAACCGATCTCCTCATCTTCATCATTCGCATCGACTTCGTACGGATCGTTCTCTACTTCCTGCGTAGGCCAATCGCCGAGCACATATTTCAAACGGAAGCGCATATCGCTACGTTCCAGGAATGCCTTGGCGACCTCGATGTCGGAAACGTTGGCGTCGATCGCGCGCAGCAGCGCACCTGATACACTTTGGCGCACTTCGAAGTCGGCTTCTTCCTCCGACATGAACGTTACGGCTGCGGCGTAATCCGGAGGCCCCGCAATCACTTCCGTCTCGCAAGTGGTGGTCCGGTTAACCGACGTAGAGGGAAAGCGATCGCGTTTTGGGTGCGAGCCGATGAACTGCCGGAGTAGTGTGGTTTTGCCGGCTCCCGGCACGCCAAGGAGAAGGCCGCGCGGGTACCCCTCCTCTCGCGGCGGGAATGGCAGGTGTTCGTCCCTGAGCGCGCGATAACTTTCGCGTTTCGGCTCGATCCCGTCATAGAAGATCTCGACCACCCTACGGTCGAACATGCCTTCGGCCTTTGCTCTAGCTGCAGGCGAATGGAGGGAAGGGTCGGCGAGAAGCCGCTTAAGGTCTGCGACCAGGGCATCAGCTACAGCCCGATCCTCGGTGCCCAGTCCTTTTCGAACTTTTCGCCCTGGCTTGCCCTGATTAGACGGGTCGGGCCGCAATGGATGACGAAAATCCACGATCAAAGAGCGGCGGCCAGGATTTTGTCGGACGGTAGCAGTATAGGGGGAACTCAATGGAGCCTCCTTTGATGTGCCTCGGTGTGCCAATGCTTGCTTACAGCCGGGCTTCATATGTGTCAACAGAGTTCGGCACACCCAGGCACATCGTTCCCCGCGATGACTGCGGGTTGGTGGTGACAAGGCGGTGACTACAATTTCTCCTGCAAAAACAAGCACGTCACCACTGTCACCACCTGCACCGCCTGTCCCAAAGCCACGCGTAAGAAAGTGTCCCAGTGAGCGGTGCTCTCTATAGAGATGTGCGGGACCGGGGGGTGAAGTGGTGACGGTGGTGACAAGTGGGCCAAGCCGTTGATGCGGCGGCTGAATGTGCTGTCACCAACGTTGCCCGCGCGTCAGCGTAAGGTGGTGACGCTGCATTTTTCTTTCGATCGGATTCTTTTTTACTTGAGGATTGCGACTCGGCCGCCGTAACGTCGTTACCGACCAAAGCCGAAGGCCCACATCTCGTGAGCCTTCGTTGTGAAACCCTCCAAATCCCTTCTGCCGTCGCGGGCGCGAGATCCCGCCGCAAAACTCTTTTGCGGTGATCGATCAACCATCCTCGCCCTTGATCTCGGCTCCTCGACCGGCTGGGCGATCCGTGGCGCAAACGGTGCCATCACCAGCGGCGTGCAGCAGTTCCGGCCGAACCGCTTCGAAGGCGGCGGCATGGCCTTCCTGCGCTTCAATCATTGGCTCAGCGAAATCGCCGAGAGCTCAGGTCCAATCGGCGCAGTGTTTTTCGAGGAAGTGCGCGCCCACGCCGGCACGCTCGCAGCCCACGTCTACGGAGGCTTCCTCGCGCATCTCGAGGCCTGGGCTGAATTCCGCGACGTGCCGTACCAGGGCGTGCCGGTCGGCACGATTAAGCGCTTCATCGCCGGCAAGGGCAACGCCGACAAGAAAACCGTAATCGCCGCGGTGAAGGCGCGCGGCTTCACGCCGGCCGATGACAAAGAGGCCGACGCGATCTCGATCCTGCTCTGGGCGATCGAGAACTACGGAGGCGCGTCGTGAGCAGAACACGGCTGCCAGACCGCCGGCCCAGCATGACCATGCAGTTCGTCTACGAGGCGAAC